CCACGTTGCACGCAATGTGTACCTCGCGAGGACCCCCCCTGAGCGTGGAGGCTCACCACATGACCACAATTGACCCTCGGGAGGAGCACCGCACGCTCCTCCGCACCCAGATCGAAGCCGTTGGCAAGACCGATGAGGTCGCACCGCAGCTCGTCGATCTCGCAGTCGAGACCTGGATGGTTTGGCAAGAGGCGGCCAGCCTGATCAGAGCCGAAGGCGTGGTGCTCAAGACCAATGCCGGCGCAATGCCGCATCCAGCCGCCCAGATCGCGAGGCAATCGTGCCAGAGCTACACCGCGCTCCTCGGGAGGATGGGGATCTCGGCGAGTCCGAGCCAAGCCCGCTACAAGGCGAACAAGCCGACGCGCCTCGCGCCGGTGGAAAGCATCGCGGAACTCATGGCAAGGCAGCCCGGAAGGGTCGCCCGCCCCTCCTGACTGACGGCACCGTCTTTGAGGAGTTCGCTCGCCTACACATTCGCCAGTCCATTGGCCAGTTTGCAGGGAAGCCGCTCATGCTTGAGCCTTTCCAGCGCGACTTCGTCAACGAGCTGCTGGAGCGCGACCCTAAGACTGGGCGACGGATCTACCAAGAAGCCGCCCTACTCCTCCCGCGTAAGGCGGGAAAGTCCACCCTCATTGCCGCCCTTGCCGTCTTTCAGACAATCCGAGACCAGGGCACCGAACCGCAGACGGTGGTGGCAGCCGCCAGTCGCGACCAAGCCCAGATCATCTTCCGCCAGATCAAAGCCTTCATCGGCGCCAACCCCGAACTTTCCCGCATCCTGACCCCGCGCCAGTATCAGATCGACGTGGCGGGAGGCGGCTTCATTCGCGTGGTCTCCTCCGACGGTCGGCTCCAGCACGGTTCCAATCCGAGCATGGTGATTGTTGACGAGCTCTGGGCGCACCGCGATGACGGCGAGTTGTACACCGCCCTCACCTCCGGCTCAGGTGCCCGCGAGGAGCCCCTCGCCGTGGTCATCTCCACCCCTGGCTACGACCGGGAGCAGATCCTCGGCAAGATCTATCAGCGCGTCATTGAGACGGCGCCTGACCAAGTCTTTGAGTCCGAGCCGTTCTACCGCCGCATCGCTCGCGACCGCGTCAATGGCTTTCTGCTCTACCACTACGGCGCACCCGATGACGCCGATCCCGATGATCCGCAGGTCTGGCGCAAAGCCAATCCCGCTCCGTGGATCACCGAGGACTATCTCCGCAAGCAACGCCACAAGCCGTCCAGTCGCCTTGAGGAGTTCCGCCGCCTGCACCTCGCCCAATGGGTGAACGCGGGTGAAGAGTCATGGCTCCCCGCTGGCCTTTGGCAAGAGTGCGCGGTTCCAGGGATCAAGATGGACCCGCACCTCCCCATCGCCGTCGGCATCGACGTTGGCGTGACCTACGACACCTCGGCAATCGTCATCGCGCAGAAGCAGGACAACCGCATCATCGTGGAGTCCAAAGTCTGGGCGAACCCCTACCCGTTGGATTCGGCGTTGCATGACGCCTGGCGCGTGGACATTGAAGAGCTGCGCGAACACCTGCGTGAGCTACGCCGCCGCTTCCCCGAACCCGCAATTCGCGTGGACGGGCGTTCCATTCCGGGTCCCGCTTTCTGCTACGACCCCTGGTCGTTCCGTGAATCGGCGCAGATCCTTGAGTCCGAGGGACTCGCCATGGTGCAAGTCAACCAAACCGACGCGCGCATGGTGCCAATGACGACCGACCTGTACCAAGCAATCACCACCAAGCGCATCGCCTACGACCCAAAGACGAACGGCATCTTGACCCAACACCTCATGAACGCAATGGCGGTGCCACGAGGAGACGCTGGGTGGAGGATCAGAAAACCCCGAGGGAGCCGCAACGCCAAGATCGACGCGGCGATCGCACTGATTCTCGCAGTCTCGCAGAGCCTACAACCGGCACCGAAGAAGAGCGTCAGCGCCTTCCTCGCCTGAACCCCCAATCCAGCGACTGTTCGTGCCCTGAGCCGTACCTTGACGAGGACGACTTCTGTTGGCGATGCGGCCGCCTCACGATGGAGACCACTGACGTATGACGACTCCTTTCAATCCAGCCGATCCGCGCAACGTGGTTGACCCGAGCCGCAAGGACTCCCTCGCCACGTGGCAGGCGTTCTTCGGCATGCTGGAGCAGTCCACCGACCGCTACACCACGCGCTCCGACTGGGCCAAGGCGCCCGCCGACGAAGCGTTTGTCTTTAGCGCAGTACGACTCCGCGCCATGGCTGCGACGCAGCCACCGCTCCGCGTCTACGTCAAGCAGGGACACGACCTCGTCCCCTCCGACCTGACCAACGACACGGCGGCCAAAGAGTTGCAGCACCTGCTGGACTTTGTAAACCCGGACACAATGAGCGCGTCCGACCTGAAGGCGACGCTGCTTTCATCTATCTCCGTCTACGGCGAGGCGTACCTCGTCAAGACCCGCGGTCGCCTTGGCGGTCGCCCGCAAGAGTTGCACTTCTTGAATCCCGCCGCCGTCTCGCCCGTCATGGGCGACCACTGGATTGACGCCTACGAGTATCGTCCAACGGGGACGAATAAGTTTTCAACCTATCTGCCAAAAGACATCGTCCCGTTCCGCACGCCGGGCAACTTTGTTGACCCGACACGCGGGCTCTCGCCCATGTCGGCAATCCGCAACGAGATCAGCACCTCACGCATGGCGGGCGAGCATACGAATAATCAGCTCCGCAATCACGGCGTGCCTGCGGGCGTCTGGGTCGTCCCGAAGGACACCGAAGTCACACCGCAAGACCAGTCCGCCATTCGCCGCGTCCTTGCAAGCCTGCGCGGACCGCGCAACGCGGGCAAGACCGCCGTCCTTCCTGGCGGCCTGACCTGGCAGAATCTCGGACTCCCTGAAGCCGACGCGCAGTATCTGAACGCCCGCAAGATTAGCCGCATGGCAATTGGCGCAGCGTTCGGCATCCCGCTCGCCCTGCTCGGTGACGACGAGAAGACCGCCGTCTACCGCAGCATTCGCGACGCCGAGGAAATCTTCTGGCGCCGCTTCTCCTCCGAGCTGAACTGGGTTGCCTCAACGTTTGACTCGTGGCTCACGCCTGAGTTTGACCCGACGGGCGATCACCTCACCGTTCGCTTTGACCTGAGCGCCATTGAGGCGCTGCGCCCATCGTTGCAAGAGCAGACGATGCTGTGGCAGTCACTACTTGACCGGGGCGTCGTGACGCCAAACGAGGCGCGCACGCACTTCGGCGTCGGGTTGCCAACCGAGTGGGGCGATAAGCCGATCCTCACCACGCAGGTCACCGTTCAGCCCGTCGTGGGCGCGACGCCGCAGATCGCGGAGGCGGTTCCCGTGGAGCAGCCAGTGGACGGCGAAGAGGTGCAACCTCTCGCGTCACTCGTGATCCCCGCCGACCTGTACAAGCACCCCGCCGTCCGAGCATTCGTTGCCGGCGCACCCCTTGACGCAACCGCCCTCTTGGGCGGAGAGACAAGCACCAAGCAAGCCGAGGCGCTTGAGGTCGGCATTCGCCGGCGCTACACGCCGCAGCAAATCTCCGAAGGCGTCCCCGCAGAGGGCTTCCTCGGTCTAGCAGGAGAAACCCTATGAGCCTTAAGTACCTGAAACTCGACGACGGCTCCCTCCAGATTGAGGGCGTCGGCATTCCGTTTGGCGGCCCCGTTGCCGGCAAAGACCTCCACGGGCAGTTCTTCAGCGCGAAGACGGACTTTGCCTGGGACCTGATTCCCGACGGGCAACGCCCGCTCCTTTACCAGCACGGCCTCGACACCTCCGTAAAGACCGCCGTCATTGGACGCTGGTCGGTCAAGAAGGTGGACGACAAGGGCGTCTGGGTGCAGGCGCAACTCAACGCGCGCGCGGAATACCTTGACGAGATCAAGGACCTCCTTGACTCCGACGCGCTTGGACTCTCTTCCGCCACGATGGGTCACCTCGTAAAGGTCTCCGCCAAGACGGGCGAGATTCTGCGCTGGCCCGTGGTTGAGTTGAGCCTCACCCCAAATCCAGCCAACCCTGCGGCGTATGTCGTCAAGACCGCCGAGGAGATTGAGGCGCCTGAGTACGTCTCCGCAAAGCTTGCCGTTCTTGGTGAGCCAGAGCCAGAAGAGGTACCAGCGCCCGAGAGCGAACCAACCCCAACCCCTGACGAGGTTCCCGCCGCTAAAGAGACGACGATTATCGTCGCAACCGATGCGGACATGGGCGAGTCAGAGGACAACGATTATGACAACGATGACTTTGAGACCTGGAGCGACGTTGCAAAGCACGCCGCTTCGTGCCTCATTGAGTTGCTTGAGATGACCGACCTTGTGGTCGGGGATGCAGAGATGCAAGCGGCGCTTGACGCCGTCATCACCCCGCTTATGACTTACATCACGGCGTGCGAGCAGTACGCCGTCGCCGGTACTCCTCTTCCCGCTTCGGTCGACATGGCCGAGATGGTGGATGAGTCCGCACCGTTGGAGTTGGCGCAGCCAGCCCCGACGGCTTCCCTTGAAACTCTCCCAGAAGAGCCAGTGGCGCAACCTGTCGCCCGCCTCGCGATCATCGCGGGAACGAAGACGGAACGCACCCCAGCAAACCTGGACGAGCTAAAAGCGCAAGTCCGAGCAATCGCTTTGGATGCCGCGCGCCAAACCCTTGAGCGCCGCTAGGCGACTCAACTTACAAGGAGACTAATCATGTCCGACTTCCTGTCGGCGGATGCGGTCAAGGACATCGTCAAGGACGCCGTTGGTGAAGCCGTCAAGGCCATCAACACCGTTGCCGACGAGGCCCGACCTGCAGCCGTCAAGAGCGTGAACGTCATTCGCCGAGCCTATGGCCTACCAAAGGTCGGGGTCGCAATGAAGGCGGTCACCCGCAGCAACAACAACGGCGCCGAGTTTGAGAAGGATTTCTCACAGGCAGCCTCCGAGCTGTTCGGTTACGGCGCTGACCGCGAAGGATCGCGTTCAATCGTCTGGCCAAAGAGCATGGACGAAGCCATTCAGGTTCTTGACGCCATGGGCGAAGGCAAGCATGCCGACCTCGTGAACACCGCCAAGGCCATGGCCGAAGGTTCCACGGGAACAGGCGGCGCGCTTGTTCCACCTCAGTATCTCCAGGAGGCGTTCGCTTACGCGCTCACCCCTGGGATCGTTGTCCGCAATCTTCCAGGCGTGACCGTCATGCCAGTGAAGACCGGCACCACGGTCTACCTGCCACGAGAAGACGTCCGCGCCGGTGGCGCTTCGGCTGCTGAAGCCGCAAGCCTTTCCGCCCAGGACGTAACCTTCGCGCAGCAGGCTCTGACAATCAAGAAGCAGTACGGTCGTGAATACGCATTCAGCGCGTAGCTGAATGTAAAGATAGCCGTAGTAAAATCTCCCGAAAATCGGTGAAGGTCTAGACCAGATAACACCGAGGCGAAAGTGCGAAAGCACCTGACCGTAGAGACTACCGGGCGACACTTCCATCATCGGATGGTTGTGAAGGTATAGTCCGAACTCCGTGGGGACACGGAGACGCTGGCAGAAATGATCAGCGGCACTCTTCATCTAAGAGTGGCTAACAGTGTGTATCGACAGTTCTCAAACGAGCTTTTGGCTGACGCTGATCCAGCATGGAATCAGTTCATTACCAAGACGCTTCTTCGCGACGTCGCGCTGTACCAGGACGCTCAGTATCTTGAGGGTGCCGGCACCGGCAACTTCATCACTGGGTTCTCCGCTTACGGTTCAACCACCACTGGGCCAATCCCAGGAACGGCTGGCGGAACCAACGGCGGAACCATCACGCTCGATAATCTGCAGGACGCTGTATACAACCTCAGGGCTGTAAACGTCGAGCCGCAGCAGGGCTCAGGGTTCTTCATCATGCACCCGCGCACGCTGAACACTCTGACGAAGATCAAGGACACGACTGGAAACTACATCGTTTCCAACTTCCAGGGATACAACGCCCCGGCAATCTTTGGCGGCCAGCTTGCTGGTTCCAACGGGCCTAAGGCGATGATCCTCGGAGTGCCAGTTTACCTGACCTCGCAGATCGGAATCGCCAACACGGTTGGCACTTCGACAGACTGCTCGAACATCTACGTCGGCGATGCCAGCAAGGTCATCATCCTGGAGCGCGCAGGCATTGAGCTTGCGTTCAGCGACCAGGTTGGGTTCGCAAACGACCAGAGCGCATGGCGCGCCATTGGCCGTTCGGCTGTGGCAGTGACCCAGCCAACCGCCCTCGAAGTGATCAAGGGCGTCCGCGCCTAAGCACTTCCCGCCTAAGCGTTAGGCACGCGCCCCTCGGGTCTTCGGACTCGGGGGGCGCATACCAACCCCCCACCACGAGGAGTCTCCATGTCCACTTCCTTTGGAACCTACGCGACCCTCACCGCCGTAAAACAACGATTGGGGATTGGCGCCGCCGACACGACCGACAACGCAGAGATTCAGGTCATCTGCGACCAAGTCAATGGCTACATTGAGTCGCTGACGGGTCGCCCTATCTGCGACCTTGGCACCGCGACCTACACCTTTGACGGCTACGATTCGCTTGACAATCGCCTGCTCTTCGTGGACCGCGGCGTGCGCACCATCACCAGCCTTGAGACCGCCACCTACTCTGGCGGCTCGTTCTCCACCGTGCCGTCCACCGACTACTTCCTCCGCCCTGCAACGCAGGAGCTTGACCCAGGTTGGCCCTACACGCAAGTCCTCATGACCAACGTGCCAAGCGCGAACAACTACTCGCCGCTCTTCTACGCCGGGTACAACACCGTCCGCATCACGGGCACCTTTGGCTGGAGCCAAATTCCCGATGAAATCAAGGAGATTGGGGAGGTCATGGCGGTTCGTTCGTGGAGCGCGCGCCAGGCTGGTCAGACCGACCAGATTGGCGTGAGCGAGATGGGGCAACCCGTCATCTCCCGAACACTTTCCATCCGTGACCGCGAGACGCTCGCGCGGTATCGCGTGAAGCGCCCCGCAAAGATCTAGGCAACGGGTCCGCCACCACGGCGGCACGCACCAAAGACATACGCAAGGAGGAGGCCCCTATGCGCATCTCGTGGATCAGCAACGCTCCGTGGACCCCAACGGGCTACGGACAACAGACGGCAGAGATCACCCCGCGCCTAAAGGCAGACGGTCACGAAGTGGCGGTCATGTCAAACTACGGCTTGGCGGGAACCATCTCCGACTGGAACGGCATTCCTGTTTATCCGCACGGGATGGACCCGTACTCCAACGACCTTGCCCCGTTCCAGGCGCAAGATTGGACGCACAAGAACACCAAGGGCTGGACGATCTCGCTCTACGATTCGTGGGTCTTTAAGGGCCCAGGCTTTGAGGAGTTGAACATCGCCGCGTGGACGCCGATTGACCACCGCCCGGTTCCGCCTGCGGTCATGGGATTCTTTAACAGCGGCAAGGGGAAGCGCTACGCGATCGCCATGTCCAAGTTTGGCGAGCATGCGCTCCTTGACGCGGGGCTCCCCCGCGAGCGCGTCATGTATGCGCCGCACTGCATCAACACCAAGGTCTTTCGTCCCGTAAAGACCGAGATTCGCAAAGAGCTCGGCATTCCCGAGGACGTGCACCTGACCACCATCAACGCTGCAAATAAGGGCAACGTTCCGATCCGCAAGTGCTGGCCCGAGATGTTGCTCGCGTGGCGCACCTTTGCCGAGACGCACACGGATGCTTGGCTGTATCTGCACACCGACGAGACGGGTGTTGCCAACGGCTTTAACATTCCGAGATTCTTGGAGCACATCAACGCGCCGATGGATCGCATCCGCATCGTGCCGCAGTACCCCTACAAGTTGGGACTTCCAAACACCACGGTCGCAAACATTCTCTCCGCGTCCGACGTCTACCTCTCCACAAGCCGTGGGGAAGGCTTTGGCATTGGGGTTATTGAAGCCCTCGCCTGCGCCGTCCCCGTGATCGTCACCGACTGGACCGCGCAGACCGAGCTTGCGGGCGTCGGCTGGAGGGTGGACGGTCAGCCCGAGTGGGACGAGCATCAGCTCTCGTGGTGGAAGGTTCCCAACGTTGACATGATCATCCAGGCGCTGGAAGAGGCGTATGCGGCCCGGCAAGATTCCGAGCGCTGGGCAGCGATGCAGGCGGCAGCCGTCGCCTTCGCCGCCGACTACGACACCGCCCGCGTCTACGAAACGCACTGGAAGCCGATTCTGGCCCGTCTAAGCGCAGAAGTGGGTACCGACTCCACATTGACCCTTAACGCCCCGCAGTGGGGCGCAAATAGGGCTCAGCGGCGAGCCCTGAAGAGGGTCGGGAGCCGATAGTGCCGATCTACGAGTTTAAGTGCCCAGCCTGCGGCAAGGTTGAGCAGCGCATCCAGGTCAGCTACGAGCCGGTCAAGCCGCGCTGCGAGTGCGGCCCGTGGATGGTGCTGCAACTGGTCGCGACCCCCGTGCACTTTCAAGGCGACGGCTGGGCAAAGAAAGATCGACGGAGCGGCAAGTGAGCCTTCCAATCACGGTCATCACCCCGAGCCTTCCCGCGCGCATCTCAGAACGAAGCCGCGCGATCACCTCGGTGCACGCGCAGACGCAGCGCCCCGAGGATCACCTCGTCCTCGTTGATCACCGCAAAGAGGGCGGGCATCGCCCGCTCAATGTGCTCATGCGAGCCGTGGAGACGGAGTGGACGCAGATCCTCTGCGACGATGACGCGCTAATGCCCGAGCACTTTGAGAAACTCTGGCCCCTGACCGCCGACGCCGACGTCGTCTACTCACCACCAACGACCATTGGACCAAATCCGTGGGCGGGCTACCTTGAACCCTTTGACGCAGGTCGCCTGCGCACCTCCTCCATCGTCAGCCACATCGCCCTCGTCCGCACCGAACTTATCCGCGAGGTTGGGGGCTGGGATGCAGGCGCCGGGTACGACTGGAACTTCTGGGTCAAGTGCCTAGACGCGGGTGCGCGCTTTGCGCGATTCAACGAACCCACCTGGATCTACGATCTTGAGGAGGGCAAGTGGCACGAGAGCAGGCCCGACCTCGGGCGGTAATCCTCGCCGCGGGTCGCAGCTCGCGACTGGGCGGCACGAACAAACTGCTCGTGGAAGCGGGCGGACAGCCGGTGCACGAGTGGCACCGCAAGGCACTCGCCGACTACGAGGTGAACGTCGTCGTCCGCCCGAATGACGCGCAAGCGGTGCGCGACGCGATGCCGTGGGTGCACCTCGTCGTGACGCATGACCGCTTTGACGGCCCAGGCGGTGCACTGCACTCGTACCTGGAACGCATTGACGAACCCGACGGGCTGCTCGTGCTCTTTGCCGACACGCTGCTCCGCGCCATCCCCGACGATTCAGGCGACTGGGTTGGCGTGGCGACGCCACCGGGGCGCGTGTGGGATTACTGGGACGGCGACTGGATGCGCGGTGTGCCGCGCGTCAACGTCTGTGTCGGCGTCTACCACTTCGCCTGCACTGAGTGCCTAACGCGCTCCCTCGCGCTCCTCGTTGAGGGACTTGCCGTCGAGGTCTCCTTCGCCGATCTTCTGCGGCATTACAGCCGCGAGCACTACGTCAACCACACCCAGATCAACGACTGGCAAGACGCGGGCGATCCCGACGCTCTTGCCCGCGTTCAACCCTAACAAGGAGGACCTCATGGTCAGCAGCAACCTTTACACCTTGGAGATTCAGCAGGGCGCAACCCTGTCGCTGGTCGCAACGTGGAACGACTCTACGGGCGCAGCCATCAACCTGACCGGGTACACCGCGCGCCTTCAGGTGCGCACCTCGTACTCCGCAACCTCAAGCATCCTCAGCCTAACCAGTTCAAGCGGAATCGCCCTGGGCGGCACGGCTGGAACCATCACGATCACGGTCTCGGCAACCGATACCGCAGCGCTGACCGCGCCGTGGATCGGCGTCTACGATCTTGAGCTTGTCAGTGGCGGCGGCGTTGTCACCCGACTGTTGGAGGGTACGGCAACCGTTTCGCCAGAGGTCACTCGATGAGCGTGACGGTGGTCAAGACCACGCAGACGGTCACCATCGTTGACGCCAACGGAACGGTGGTCGTCACGCCGATCACGCAGTCGGTCTCGCTGGCCTCCTCTGGCCCGCAGGGCGCAACGGGCGCCACGGTCGTCTCCGTCGCGGTCGGATCGACCACCACAGGTGCTGCTGGTACTTCCGCATCCGTTAGCAACTCAGGCACGTCTACTTCCGCTGTCCTAAACTTCACCATCCCACAGGGTATCCAAGGCGCCACAGGATCAACTGGTGCCACTGGCGCAGCGGGAAGCGCGGCGACAATTTCGGTCGGAACCGTTACTACAGGGACCGCGGGATCAAATGCGACGGTCACGAACGCCGGCACGTCGGGCGCGGCAGTATTCAACTTCACCATTCCACGCGGAGACACCGGCGCGCAGGGCAGTGCAGGAGCTCAGGGACCAAAGGGGGATACCGGTCTGACCGGTGCCACAGGCACGGCGGCGACAATTGCAATCGGAACCGTTAGCACAGGGACCGCGGGATCAAACGCAACAGTGACGAATTCGGGCAGCGCAGGTGCCGCGATCTTCGACTTCAGCATTCCAAGAGGTAATACCGGATCGCAAGGCAGTGCCGGACCGCAAGGCGCACCAGGTGCAACGGGCACAGCCGCGACGATTACCGTCGGAACGGTTAGCACGGGAACCGCTGGGTCATTGGCAACCGTAACCAATAGCGGCACGGCAGGGGCTGCGATTTTTGATTTCGCCATTCCACGCGGAGACACCGGGGCACAGGGCAGTGCAGGACCGCAGGGACCAGCGGGAACGGGAGTGCCGATCGGCGGCACCGCCGGTCAGGTGCTCGCAAAGATTGACGGCACCAATTACAACACGCAATGGACGACGCCAGCCACAGGTACCGTCACGAGCGTCACAGGCACTGCGCCGATCGTATCATCTGGAGGCACGACTCCAGCCATTAGCGTCACCGCTGCATCAACTTCAGCCTCTGGCGTGGTGCAGTTGACGGACTCGACCAGCTCAACATCAACCACGACGGCAGCCACGCCAAACAGTGTCAAGACAGCCTACGACTTGGCAAACGGCGCAGTACCAAAGTCGACTGTCACCACCAAGGGCGATCTCGTCGTTGCATCCGGCAACGCAGCAGTCGCTCGAGTTGGCGTTGGCGCTGACACCTATGTCTTGACCGCAGATTCAACCGCAACCAACGGCATCAAATGGGCTGCTAGTGGCGGCGGCGGAGTCACAAGCGTCACTGGCACTGCGCCGATTGTCTCGTCTGGCGGCACGACTCCAGCCATCAGCGTCACGGCAGCATCAACATCAGCCGCTGGCGTTGTGCAGCTCAGTGATTCAACGAGTACCACGAGCAGCGTGCTTGCCGCTACGTCGACCGCAGTAAAAGCAGCAAAGGATGCTGCGGATGCAAAGGTCGCAACCGTTAGTGGCACGTCGCCAATCAGCACAAGCGGCACGACTGCAATCACGGTCAGCGTCAGCGCAGGATCAACCAGCGCGGCTGGCGTACTACAGCTCACTGACTCAACCAGCTCAACATCAACCACCACGGCGGCTACGCCAAATAGTGTGAAGGCCGCCTATGACATTGCAACCGCAGGTTGGGAGTTTTTCAACTTCGGTACCAGTGGAGTAGTTGCGAGCCATCCAAGGTTTGTGTTAACGACTACAAATTCGCTGAGTAACCAAGTCATTGTTTTCATTCGTTTGATGCCGCACAAAACAATTACGGTTTCCAGTATTGCAATGACCGCTGTCACCGCTGCGTCTGGAAGCACCCTGGTGCGAATGGGGATTTATACAAGGAGCGGCACGACGATGACGCTGGTTGCTAGAACTGCCAGTGATACAACCTTATTTGATACAGCAACAACAAAGTATTCAAGATCGCTTTCGACAACAGGTGGGTATCCTTTGACCTATACCTTGAACCAAGGAACTGAATACTTTGTAGGAGTTATTTGGGTTGGAACAACCACTGCTCCAACCGTTCTAGCGGCACTTGCAAGAGGGTCAGGTGCGATCGCGACAGTTGGCGCGGAAAGATACCAAAAGGCCGTTCAATCAGATTTGGGCGCAACAGTCTCAACCATTTCAACCAGCAGCGACACGACTGTTGTGCCTTATGCGGAGGTTTCCTGATGGCAGTGATCACTGACGCGCCATACCTAGACGAGCAGACTGGTATGCTCACCGAGATCGTCCGAGACGCAGAGACTGGCAAGATCGTTGGCAAGAATGAGCGTATGCCTGAGGAGGCCCCAGAGTGAGTTACAACGACGCCAGCATCGCCGCCGCCATCGCGACTCGCGTCGCCACGGTCACCGTCCCCGCAGGCGTGCCCGCCATTCGCGGCGCCACCTCCACACCGCCCGACGTCTTGCAGGTGCTCCCATACGCGATCGTCTTGCCAGGCAATGATCAGATTATCTACGGCGCAGCGTCTCGCATCATCACCGGCACGTTCACCGTGCGCCTCTACCTTGGCTCACCAACCGACTTCGCCCGTCGGTTCCCCGCGCTGCATGCCTACCGAACGGCCCTGCGCGACATCTTCCTCGGTGCAACCACCCTCTCGGGATTGGTTGACCAGGTGAGCGTCATTAACACCTCCATCGCAACGGACGACTACGGCGGCTCTGAGCTCGTCGTCGTTGACGTGACGGTTGAGGCAACGAAGGGCGAGTCATACAACGCCAGCGCCTAGCTGGGGTGAAGCGCCGACCACAGGGTGGCGGCAGGAGTTAATCAACAGCCGAGGGATCACCTCGGAGAAGGAGTTAGCACATGGCTGCAATCACAAGCGGCTCGATTCTCCTGTCGAAGGCGGTGCTCAAGAGTGAGTCAACCTTCGGCACGAGCCCGAGCTTTACATCGGGCGGACGCCGCCTCATGGTTGACCCGACCGGGTACATCAACGCAGGCGTCACCGTTGACGACCAGTCCGACCGCAGCGTCGGGCTTCTCGTTAAGGGCATCGCGCAGCGCACCACGGTCACGGCAAAGATGCCAACCATCTCTCTGAACGAGCCAGGCGTCCCCGTTAACGAACTTCCCGTCTGGCTTGCCGGCGTACAGAACGCCACGGCTGGAACGCCAACCGCGCTCGGAACCGCAGGCGCAACCGCCCTCGGCCTTGCCGGCACGGCGAACGTCTGGGACTACAACTTCGTCCTTTCGGGGACGGCAATCCCAGCGCCAAAGTCCTTCTCCCTTGTGGCGACGGGCGGCAACTCCAACCCAGGGACCGAGCAGTACCTGCTGAACTATGTTCTCCCGACCAAGATTGGTCTGAAGGCATCGGCAGACGGTTTGACCTCGGCGACGATTGAAGCGTTCGGGCAGACGTTGAGCAAGGACACGACCGTCCTCGCCGACGTACTTCCGACCGACATTGCCAACCTTGCGGGGCGATTGTGGAAGGCGTACTTCTACGCCGACGGCACCGCCTTTGCGGTCAACGCCGCATCCACCGCATCGGGCACGGCGGCGATCACGGGCGGAACAGCGTTCAGCTACCTGAGCGACTGGTCCCTTGACATCACCACGCCGAACCAGGCGATCGCCTACCAGAACGGCTCTGTCTCGTTCACGGGCCACTCGGCGTTTGCCGCTCCGCTCCTCGGCGAGCTCGCGCTCACCGTCAGCGGCGGCACGGATGCCATCGCCCAGATCTACGACAAGTTTGTCGCAGGCACGCCAACCTATTGGCGCCTGACCTGGACGGACGGATCGCGCCAGGTCGACATCCTCGCTTGTGTGATCTTCGCCGAAGTGACGCCCCTTGCCGGCGACACCAACGGCGTGACCACGATTAGCGCGCGCGGCGTGGTGAACTACGACACCGTCAGCGGTGCCGCACTCCGCATCCGCGTAATCAGCGACACGCTCGCCGTTCTCCCGTGATCTAATCGCTCCCGTGATTGGGGGCGTCGCGCCCCCTGAGCCTTCGGGCTTGGGGGGCGTTTATTTCATCCAACAAAAGTAGGAGGCATCTCATGGCAACCGCAGCAAAGCGACCAGAATCCCGCACCGTCACAATCAACCTTCCCGAGCCGTGGGTCGGCTGGACCGCCACGCTTCGCGTGACGTTTCCGCTCAAGCGCCTGCAGGACCTGCAGTCGGGCGACTTTGACCGTATCGCCGAGGCGTGGGACGCCATCTGCGTTGAGCACAACTTTCCGGATGACGAGGGCGGCGTTGCCGCGTCGGCTGCAACCGTCTGCGACTACGACGCGGTCGGCAAGGCGATCACGCTCTGGTCGGAGGCCATGGCGACGCTCCCCCCTCGCTGAGGCAGCAGGCGACGAGAATCGCCCTCGGTCACCCGGTCGTTCCGTCGATCGAGGTAATCGCGCACCTGCTCGCCAAGATCTTTCACAAACTCCCCCACGAGATTCTGGAGGAGGAGGACGGCGCCGCTCTGCTCCGCGCTTGGCAACTTGAGCAGGACCTGACCCCAAAGGAGCGATGATGCCAAACAATCCAAAGGCGATGGGGCGGGTCCAATCAGAATTTGAGGTGAAGTTCACCGACGAGACGTATCAAGCGCTCAAGGCGTTTGAGGACGAGATCGAACGCCGCTACGACGCAAAGACGTTCGCAACGGTCTTGCAATCCGCCCTGACCAGCGGCGCGAAATCCATTGTCCCCGACGTCCGCGCCCAGGTGCCAAGTCAGAAATACGGCACCAGAAGACTTCGCGGCGCTATCCGCGCGCGAGCCTCGCGGTTCATGACGCCTGCCTCGGTTGTCGGCATTGGGCTCGGCGCCCGCCGCTCTGATCGCAAGGGTGCGTGGTACGCCTGGATCTACACTAAGGGAGCTCGACCGCACAGCATTGAGGCTCGTCGTCACCGCTTCCTTCACTTCGGCTCCAAAGTGGTGAGCCGCGTGGAACACCCAGGCTTCACCGGCCGCCCATTCGTCCCCGCCGCTGTTGAGCGCGCCTCGCCAAAGATGCTTGCCAACACCGCAAAGATCACCAACAAATTCCTCGTTGACGATGCCTTCCAACAGCGCATCCTCAACATCCGCGCAAGACAGACGGGAGAATAGCCATGGCGTCTAACGATCGACAGATCAACGTTGGCATCGTCGGGAAAGATGCCGTCTCTCGCCCAATGCGCAAGATCCGCGTTGAGGCGGGATTACTCGGAAAGTCGTTCAAGGCCGTTTCCTCAACCGCAAGCACCTTCGGTTCCGACTTTAAGAAAATCGGCGCGGGCGTCGGGCTTGCAACCGCTGGGGTGATCGCCTTTGCCGCAAGCGCCGTCAAGGCCGCGGCTGAAGACCAGGTCGCGTCCACTGGCCTCGTTGCCGTCCTTAAGGCGCGCAAAATGGCAACCGACGCCAACCTTAAGAGCGTGGACGCTCTAATCAAAAAGGGTCAAGAACTCGCGTTCACCGACGACGAAACCCGAGCGTCTATTGCCACGGCAACCCAGTTCACCAAGAAGTTCTCGGACGCGCAAAAGATCAACACGGTTGCGATGGAGGTTGCGCGCGCCAAGCACATGGGCCTTGCCGAGGCGACCGCCCTTGTTGGCAAGGCGTACCAGGGAAACGGCAAAGCCGCAAAGCAGCTTGGCATTGAGCTCAAGACCAGCACAAAGGTCACGAGCGAAAAGATCAAGCTGGACAAGCAGGGCCAGGCGGTCGTCGTCTCCACTACAAAGACCATCAACAACCAGATCAAGGGGCTCGCGGCGGTCAACGCAATCAACGCCAAGTTCACGGGGTCCACGGAAGCCTACGCGAACACCTTTGCCGGCTCCTTTGCAATTGTGCAAGATAACCTTCGCGAGCTTAAGGAGAGCATTGGAACCGCCCTGCTCCCCGCCGTCACCAAGGTCTTCAACGGGCTAAAGCCAATCCTTGCCAAGGTCATTGGCGACATTACTCAGAACCTCCCAAAGATCCAAGCGTTCGCGGATACCATTGCGACCAAGATCCTTGCCAAACTACCAAGCGTTGTCTCGTCGGTTGAAGGCGCTATCCCAAAGATTAAGGACTACATTCAAGGTCTGATCGACAAGTTTGTCGGCATGGGGAAGTCCGCCAACGACATCCTCGGACCAGGCGGCTCTATTCGCGTCGCCCTGACGGGCCTTGGCGCAGCACTCGGCGGCATCCGCGGCGCTATTGCCGCTAACTTTATTGCCTCGGGCGTTGACCCGATTCAGGCGTACTTTGCGGGAACCGTTGCAAAGGGCGTGATTGAAGGCATGACCGAGGGGCTAACCGGACAAGCCGTCGCAATCTTAATCAAGAAGTTCGCTGGGAACCTTGGCACCGCAACCGCTGGGAGCGCCCTGGGCTCTGCGGCCGCCCCAGGCGGAACGCTTGCCGCAGGCGGCTTAACGGTTGCCGCCGCCGTTCCATTCCTTCTTGCGGTCCTTGCCGTTGCCGCCGTGGTGGCAACGATCAACCAGATCGCGCAGGGAGAAAACTCTCCAGCCGCTAAGGCGAAGCGCGCTGCGGATCGCGCGCAGCGAGACCTTGGCAGAAAGATTCAAGACGGCCTCAAGGCGGAAGCGAAAAAGCAGCCCGTCATCGGACCCGGAAAAGGGACGACCCCGTTCAACCCGATCAAGAACGGAACGCCTATGGTGCCCGCATACGGAGGCGGAGCCACTACGCCATGGGCTCCCGCGGTCACGGTCAAGAGCACCTGGAAGATGGGGCGTGACGCCTACTCCTCGCTGAACACCGAGCTTTACTTCCAGTCAAAGAACATCGCCCCAAACTCCCGCGTCACTGGTCGGAATAAGTAAATGGCAGGCACCGCGCCGTTCTGCCTGTACATGGACGTCAACCCGGTCGCCTCCGCGATCGGCGTGGGCGGTACCGTCACGGTCACCACCTCGTCCTCGCACGGATTGTGGACGGGTGCCGTGGTGCAAATGGCGGGAATGACGGGAGCCGGCACGGCGTTCAACGGCGTCGGCACGGCGACGGTCACGAGTGGCACGGCGTTTACCTACGTCTTCGGAACCGCAAGCGGCACGGCAACGGTCACCTCGGCGGTTGCCTCCGTGGACCTGCTCCCGCCGACGATCAACTACACCTCGGGCACGGCGCGCAACAACGCGCTCTACATCGAACTCGGCTCAGTGAGCATGGGCGCCTCGGGCGACTCTCAGCCGTCGTCGCTCGGCTTCATGGTGCACCAAGACGTCACCCCGTCTACGGGCCCGTGGTTTACCACGATCCCCGACCAGACACGCTTCCGCATGATTAAGGCAAATACTGGGGCAACGCCCGCCGCAGACTTCTCCGACATCCTCTTCGTCGGATTCTTGGACTCGGTAGACGCGCAGCTCAACAAGGGCGGTCAAGGTACGGACGCGCAGGTTGGGCTCATTGACCTGAACGGCACGCTGGACCGCTTGGTCGCCGTGGGCGCCCCTGCAACCACCGCAACAATTGACTTCGGCACGCCGCCCGTCTCCTCGGGCGGAACCGTCACCGTGACCACGTTGACCCCGCACAACTTCTCGACCTCGCCCGCCACAAACATCACCATTCGCAACGTCATCGGCGGAGGAACGGCGTTGGCGTCGGGGTTCAACGTTACAAACGTGGCGGTCACGAGCGTCAACGCGGCGACTAACCAGTTCACCTACGTCTATGGAACGGCAGACGGCACCGCTCCAACCTCGACCGACGCCGCTGGCAACACCATCAACGCCGTCTCCATCACGAGCATCTCAGCGGTTGCGAACGCAACTGGATTCTTGCAGGTTGTCTCAACGGGACAGCGGCACGCGTTGACCCCGACGTACACCATCGGCTCCGACACCTACAAGACCAGCGTAGTGATCACGGGTCTGGCGTATACGAGCGGCGGCACGTTCAAGGTTGACGGCGTCGCCTCTACGGGCGCGGCCTTTGTGCGAGCGATAAACGGAACGCCACTGACCTTTAGTCTTTCGGGTTCGGGAGTGGTAGCCGCGACTAACATGCTCCTACCAAGAATCTATGACGCGGGCTGGCAAGTTAGCGGCACCCCCGTCTTTAGCCTTACCAACGCAAAACTGTCTGTCTACGAGCAGGCAAACGTGATCCCGCTCAACTCGTCAACGGCGGCGCTCACCTCCACGATTACCATCCAGCCAGGCACTCGGGAGTCGGATGCGGTCAAGCAGGTGCTTGCCGCTGCAAACGTCAAGCACTCCTCGGACAAGGCCGTGCAGCGCCTGCTCGCAACTGGGACGACGACCATGATCACCGCGCCCAAGGATTCTACGTTGACCGAGCAGCCGAACTCCACCAACTTCGTTATTAACGCAAGCACCCTGCGCGGCGCGTTGGATACCGTGATTGAGGCGTACACGGGGCAAGATCAGCGGGTGCGTCGGTACTGGGTCGACAACCAGGCGCGGCTCAACTATGCCGCCGCCGACACGACCGTGAAGCCAACCTTTGCCACCGCGCCCTACGCCATTGCGATCACCGGCAACGAGAACCCCGACACCGTTGGAAAGTCGGTCATCTCGCCGTTCGCCCTTGCAATCCGCTGGGATCACAACGCGGTCAAGCAAGGCATCTTCCTTAGCGCCTCGGGGGCGGGCGCGCAGACGTTGACGTACACGAAGGCGGGCTACGCTTCGCGCCCGGGCTCACCCGTCTTTGACCAGGTGGTGGACTACTCCCTCACCACGGGCGCCGACGCTACGAAGACGCTTGCCCGCACCGCCTCATCATTCTTCCTTGAGCGTTCGGTGCCACTTCTTGCGGGCTCTACCTTTGAGCTACGCGGTGCGGGAACCGCTTCGTGGAACAACCTTGGCTTCACCGCAGGTTACGCGGTCAACGGCACCGCAACCGTCACGGGCGTCAGCGCCGCGGCTGGGACCATGACGTACACCTACTCGTCAAGTGCGGGAACCTTTGCGGTGGGGCAACTCGTCACCACCGCAAGCCTCGGGCTTGCATCGTCCGGCTACACCGTCACGGGTGGAACCATCGTCGGCGCCGACTCCACTACGTTCAAGGTCGCAGGATCGGGAACGGGAACTACCACGGGTCTGACGGGGACCGCGACAACCTTCTCAATGGTCAACTCATGGCAACCGGGCCAATGGGTGGAGATCAACGCAGGCCCCCTCGCGCTTTCTGGCTTGTACCGCATCGAGCAGGTGGACTGGTCGCTGGAGCCTGGCTCGTTCTACCAAGTTGTCCGCATCACCTTCAACCGCCGCGGGGTGAATACCCTCACCGCGCTTATCAAGTAGGAGGCTGAACATGGCAGACCGATTCGGCTCGTCAGACAACTCGCTCGTCGCCCGCATGTCGGGGATCGTTGACGCCTCAGGGAACCGAGTAATCTCTTCAGGCAACAGCTTTGGCGACAGCCCGCTCGGCGCTGCACCGCTCTTGCAATCCATCTACACCCTTGCCAACCCGACCTTCAACCAGACGCCGCCAAACGTCAGCTCGGCAATCAGCGACTCGTCCAACCCTCTCCCGTACTGGTCGGTCGACGACTCTTCCGCCGGCAACATCTCGGCAACCATGTCGTTTTCCACGGCGACGGGCACCTGGGGCGTCAAGATTGACCCGACGACCGCGGTCTCGGGCGATACGTTCGTGCTGAAGACTCGCTCCTACATTCCCGCCAACGACGACAACCTCGGCCTGCGCCAGAAACTTTTTGCCGTGCTCACCAAGAACGGAACGTACTCCAGCACGACGCAATGGAACTTCGCCGCCTCCGTGGTCTATTACGACGGCGGCGGTTCAAGCGTTGGATCGGCAACCGTGGGGACGGTCTACGACAACACGACGTGGACGAGCCTCAGCGGATTCACCACGACCAATGGGACGGCCATCAACGCAAGCGCCGAGATTGTTGACGTGACGTTCACCCTCACCGCGACCGCCGACGTGACCTCGGGAACGAGCGTCACCATCCAATCCGCGCTGCTCTCCACCAAGGTCGGCGCTAACTCTGCCTTCCTTGTGACCGAGACGTTCACCTCGTCGGGAACCTGGACGCGACCAACCGGAGTCAATTATCTCGTTGGCGTCATTGCCGTTGGCGGAGGTGGCGGTGGAGGCGGTGGCAGCGTGCGCCGCGCCAACAGCACTACGGGCGGCGCAGGGCCATTTGGCGGCGGCGGAGGCGCGTCTTCGCGTTGGGCCTACGCACAAAACCTTTACGTCGGCGACGTCTCAACAATCTCAATCGGCATTGGAGCGGGTGGGGTTGGTGGCACCGCGGCCGTGACGGTCAAAGCCAGCGGCAATGCAGGAACCGCCATTGAAGCATACGGCGGAGTCGGCGCAAACGGGGGCGCTACGACGTTCGGCTCTTATCTTTCAATTCCAGGCGGCGGTGGAGGAAGCGCAAACGCAAGCACGGCTGGAACTGGTTCGGCTGGAGGTATCGCTGGGGCAACAGCGACGACGACAATCTACGGACTTGCATTGCTCGCAAGCGTGGGCGGAGCAGCAACGCTCGCTGCAGGTACCAACGTTCTGACCGCTGACCCGTCGGGAACCGTGAGCACGCAATACGCGACGCCCCAGATGCCCGTCTACTCAACGTTTACGGCTGGAGGCGCGGGAGGAACCGGCGTCGGAACCGTAACGGTTGCAGGTGGCACGGTAACTACCCTAAACGTCACTAGCGGCGCAGGCGGAGCAGGCGGTGCGGCTGGAATCATTGCGAGCGGCGGGGCTGGCGGATATGGCGGGAAGAACGACAGTCCGTCGGAAATTCGCGCGGGCGGCGCGGGCGGAAACGGCGGCGGCGGAGGAGCCGGAGGCGGCTACTTCTACAATCTCACAAGTTACACGGGCAGTGGAACTGCAATCGTATCGATTACAGGTGGGGCGGGCGGAACTGCTTCGGCAAACAGCGGCGCGGGGGGCGGTGGTGGTGGCGGAGTTGCGTGGCAATACCCTTCGGCTACGGCGAGACAAGACGGAACCGCCACGGCGGGGACGGGCGGAAAGGGCGGCGACGGAATCGTTGTCGTCGCGTACATCGCCTGATGAATACTATCTTTCTCAATTCTCAAAACGTAGTCGTGCAAGTCATTGCGGGCGAGCTCAACGAAGTGCAACGCGACGCGTTCCTGCGAACCTACGCGGCGCTCTTTGGCGCTACCTCGCTTATCACCACGGACCTCCCCGCCTGGATCGGCGGCACCTATGATGCAACCACGGGCGAGTTCTCGCCCCCACCAACCGAGGAGCCAGCATGACTCGCAACCAGGTAGATGCAATCATTGAGCGCCTTGACGCGCAGAGCGAAAAGATTGACCGCCTTCAGTCCCAGCTTGACCAGATGAAGGGCGGCCTCACCGTCCTCAAGGGAATTGGCGCCTTTTTGGGAGTCTCGGGTGTTGGCGCCCTGCTTGCCTGGCTTCAGTCCCAAGGTAAATGAAACGCGTTGCGTTCCCGCTCCTCGGTCTGATCTTCACCACAATCTTCTTCCTTCCGATCGTCCGAGCTGAAGAGCCGCCGCAGCCAGGCGTGACGATGACCGTCTACAGCGGCTTCACCGCGCAGGCATTTCACCCGTGGGAGACGCCGCCTGATTGGGAGCCGTGCTACGTCGCCGTCGTCCCGAACATTGACTTTGACTGGGGTGGAGGCGTCGTCTCCGACGGTTGCCCACGCGACCAGTTCATGGTGCACTTCTCTGGCTGGCTTACCGTTCCAGAAAGCGGCCAATGGGAGTTCCTCAACTGGAGCGATGACGGCTGGTACATGACGCTGGACGGCGTGGTGACCATTGACGACTGGAATTTCCACGGTTGCGGCGGGCACTGGTCGGGACCGAACGAGGGCTACTCGCAACTGGTCGCCGCTCAGTCCTACGCACTAGACGTCTGGATGTTTGAGTGGGGTGGTGGCGCGTGCGCACGCCTTGACTACGGATCACCAAGCGGCTACGGCACTGTCCCGCCTGCGTGGCTCACCACTTCCCCACTGCCAATCCCTGAACCATCGCCGTCGGTTGAACCGTCAACGGAGGCAACGCCAAGCCCGACGCCAACTGAGGAGCCGACCATTGACCCATCACCAACCGAATCTCCAACACCGGACCCGACTGCCACACCCGAGCCGACGCCCGAACCGTCACCATCCGTGGAACCTACGCCAATTGCTACGCCTGAACCTACTCCTAGCGCTACTCCTACTCCTCGCCCTGGTCCTTCAGAAGTCGTAAGCCCGTCGCCTACCGCGACACCTACGCCAACACCACCGCCGACGCCATCACCGTCACCGATTGAGTCCTCATCACCTGATCCGTCTCCTGCAGCGTCGCCTTCGATGGAGCCCACACCTACGCCTACAGAAACACCGCAGCCTCCGGCAAATGCCGTTGAGGCCGTATCGCAAGCGGTAGACGCGGCAACGAAAGCGGTTGCTGAGGCGGTCGGCGCCGCGGTCTCAAAGATCACCAAGCTCGGGCAAGACCTCAGCCCCGCGCAGAAAGCCAAAGCGCGCCCCGTCGCCGTCGCGCTGGTCATCTCCCAAATCGCATCCGCAGCGGCAGCGGCTGCAACCAACATCCGAAAGGCGAAATGAACCATGTTGAAGCGCTTCATCAACGATCTGATCTCTGGCCTCTGGGTAGTGATTGGACTGCTGTTTGCCTTACTGGCACTGCCGTCCGGCAGCGAAACCCAAAGCACGATGACCGCCCTGTTCTTAGGGCTCACGTTGGTATGGCTCGCAACGGGCCCATTGCGATGGAAGGACGGCGACTAGATGACGACTGCAGATCACATTGAGGACATCCACGAGCAGGGCTGGACGAAGATTGACACCGCCCCCGGTGAGTGGGTGGCGCTTGTCCCGAATGATAACAACAGCGCCTACGGCGGCACCTTGTGGATTCGTGCTGAGGACGGCAACGACTACGCCGAGGGCGTGACCGAAGGCTTTCCCGTAAGCGCCGCGCTGGATCACGAAGCCGCAGGGCGCGCAATCGCAATTATCGTCAAGAAGGGAATCGCCTGATGCAATACCGCGTCAAGTCGCAACTCTACGCCGACGCCGAGGCTCAAGTGAAAGGCGTCGCCAATCAGATCCTAGACGACTGCACCTGGAGCAGCTCCGCTGCGTGCGTCTCTTGGGTGAATCAGTACGCACCCGGCAAGGACTTCTCCGCCGCTGACGGCGTTGCAGCGTTTGAGAAGGCCACCGGGCGCAAGGATAAGCAAGGCGTCAACGACGCAGGCGGCTCACTCCCCGAGGCTGCTAAGACGATTGCCGTGCTCGGTGCCAAGGCGAGATACGCAAAGTCATGGGACGACGCAATGACCGCCGCCAAGGCTGGCGCGGCGCTTATGGTCTGGGTCCAACAGGGTCCATCATTTTATCCGCCTGAAGTGCACATCTCGAAATGGCACGACGCTTGGGCAAAGTGGTGGGCGAAGACCGATCCTGCTCACTTCAAGAAAGGCTACGGGCACATGACCTCCGCCGCGTGGTGCGCCGATCACAAGTTCCAGTGGGCCTGCCCAACGCGCGACGACAAGACGGATGCCGAGAAGTTTGCCGTCCCCGTCACCGAGGCGCAGCTTCGACAAATCGCCAGCAGCAAGGTAAAGGCTGGCGTCATCTCCGCCGACTACAAGGCGCTTCTGATTGTGACCGCCAAGTGACGGCCAAGAAGTCGCCCACGGTCGCCGAAGAGTTGGAGCAGCTCAAGGACGCCGACTGGAAGGGCATCGCCTCTGAGGGCGTGAACGTTATCGCCGCGGCAACCGCCGCGACAGGAAAGGAACACACCATGACCGCAAAGATCATCGCATTCCTCAAGCACATCAAGGACAACACCGGCATTGACGAAGCCCTTCTTGAGTTCAGCCGCTGTTTCTTGCTCGTATCCATCTCATGCGCGTTGGGCCTCGGAGTGCCATTACTCCAAATCGACGGACCAAACATGAGCATTGTGCTCTCGGCTGGTCTTGCCTCGGGCCTTCAGGTGCTGGTCAAGTACCTTGACCCTAAACAAACGGCGTTTGGAATCAAAGAGAAGAAGTAAAGGTCGGAGATACCGACCGTCCGAGCGGGGCTCGGCAATCGCCAGCAGCGAAGCAGTAGGAGGCTTGTGGCTGATGGGAAACCTAGCAGAAGCGATCGCTGGGATTAGTGCGCGGCGGCGTGGTCCGCAGTGCACGGTCTCGGTGATCCTCGACAAACTTGCAACGACGGACCAGAAAGAACTGGCAAACGTCTTGGCGGATCACGCGATCTCGTCGCAGATTATCTCGCAGGGA